CCAAATTTATTTTTAGAAATTGTGGGGACAGAACCATTTTGTGATGGAGTGTGAGTTGTGCGTTTATGGACGAGGAAGGAGAGAATTCGAGAGGATAACTCGAATTTCCTTCGGACACAACTAGGGGCTTCGCTTAATTAACAAGTGGATGCATACAGGGGTGTATAGGCACGGCAAGGCAGGAACTGCCTTGCCTTTGCGCGCTCTGCGCTAAAATACCGGAGCGGAGACGCTCCTATAAGGAAGTCGCTCCGCTCCATTTTCGATCAGGCCCTACGCGGGCGGCGGGTGTATATCGCTCAAACGCCGCGATGGGCTTTTAGTCCTGAAGAATGTCAGACTGTTTGGAGTACAATAATACAAAGTCTAACGGCCAAAGCCACCAAGACGAACACCAGCACCAACAACATTACCAGCACCAGAAGCAATAGAACCAAGACCACGGGAAACAGAATCCCAATAATGAGTACGGGATTGTTTACGAGCCAATTCAGCACCATATTCGGCAGACTTCTGTTGAGCCATAGAAGTCTTATACTCCGTATGCTTACGAAGCTTAACATTCTTATAGTCATACGTACTATCACGATACTGCAACACATTAGAAGCATTAGCAGCCTTAATCAGGGAATCAGCAGTATCAGCGGCCACACGATTATCAATCTTCTTGCCAGAAGCTTCCGCAGAGACAAGAATAGCACGCTGAATTTCAGTCTGAATCTGTTTCTCCGTCAAAGCACCTTGATTTTGAAGGTTAACTAAGGTCTGTGCCTTAATGAACAAATCGGCCTGTTGATTTTGGTCCATATACTTATTAATTACACGCTGCGCCTCAGAGTTAAGCAAAATCTGTGTCTCCTGTGCCGCAGATATACGTTCAGCGAACTGTGCATTTTTCAGACTTTGAGCCTCGGTAGATTGATCTAATGCAGCAGAAATACGACCTGTCGTTGGAGTCCAATAACCAGAAGCACCAACTGCCAGATTCTTCCAATTAGTAAGACCTCTATAATAGTCCTGCAACAAAGGAGTCAATAAACCAACCTGTTTAGTACGAGCGTTAGACTCACGGACAGAAGACTCTGAAGCCTTAGCTTCGGCAAGAGAAGCAAGAGACTGAAACACACCAGAAAAATTAGGCTTATAAGCCTGCATACTAGGAACAGGCGCAGCAGTAGCAGCAGCTCCTCCGGACGCAGGAGACCTAGAACCGGCCATAGCGGCAGAACCTTGAACAAATGGATTCAAACCTCGCGAAATCATCGCATCAGGAGAATTATAGGCATTATTCATACCCCACATCTGCTGCTGCCAATCACGTTGGATTTGTGCTTGCTGCGCATTAAACGCGTTTTGCTCGCGCATCATACGAAGATTAACCTTATTCTGATGATTCTGATTAACCATACCGACAATATTGTCGGTAAGGTTTGCAGCTGAGGAAGCTATAGCATCAAACAAGCCCATTATTCAGGAGAGGCAGATGCGGAATCCGTAGACGGCGCTGCCTTATTCTCTGCCAACATAGCTTCAGCATATTTAGTAAGATCAGACTTCTCGCTAGCCAATTGTTGAAGAACGGCCTGTCGTTCCGACATAGTTTGACAATGACGAGAGATGACGCAATTAAACCGTTCTTCGTCTGTCATACCATCCATGACAGTAGACTGGGTAGGATGCATTTGTGAGAGAATGTTCTGAACATTCATATCACCAAGTAACCGGCGATACTTTTCCTGATTAAGGAGAATCTGCGTCATATCATTTTGAATCAAATCACCGTCAAGAGTTTCGTCGTACATGACTGAATCATATACAGACTGTTGATAACAAGGATTATCCTCAACCAATTCAGGAACAACCTCGTTTTTAATATAATCAGGATTTTTATAAGCAAAATTTCTCATGACAAAAACAAATTAATAAGGTAAACCATTTCTATCCAAGTTTTGCACAGCATATACTTGGAAATTAACATTACACAATAATTGGTCAAATGCAACCGAACAGTTGGAAGCATCAATCTGCGGAACGAATATAGAATTCAACTGTTGAGGACGAACCTTCATAGACTGATAAGACCAAGCACCACCAGAGGTCAAAACTTGCCAACCGTCAAGAGGAGCAACCCAAGATTGGTAAGCAGCACCAGCACGGAATCCGGCGTGAACAGTATCGATATTAGATTTCCACTGCCAATAGCGGAGATTATAACCTAAAGCACCAGATACATTACGACCGGGATTATTCTGAAGATTAAGAGCAGGAACTGACTGCATACCAAGCTGATCAAATGCGGGCTGCGGAAAGTCAGATATAGCAGTCACAGTCAGCTGAGGAGCCTGTCCTGTCAGATTCCAATCCAACATAGGCACAGCGTGGTAAACACACATAATTATCTGATGTTCGGCACCACAATCATAAGTAAGAGTATGACCAGAATTACTAGATACACCCTTACCGGCAATAGAGGCCTGAGAAGAATCAGTATCAAGATTGGTATTAACTACTTCATTAATGTTAATAACACTAGACCAGCCTCCAATATAATGTGCATGGTTACCCATGTATTCAGGAGCCTTAATACCAAATTGGGCGGCCATTTGGTCTGAATAGTCCTTGCTAGCAAATTGTACTACTTCTTTCCAGCGCTGGAGATATTCAGTTGCACGAATTGAGATGGCGGAGAGATCAGAATTAATAAACGAAGGACGAAGAGAAGAAGCTTGTGCGGAAACAGAAACCGAGGAAGACTTAGCGAGATTTTCTACGCCACTAACAGAAGAACGGTCATCAGAAACAACCAAGACAGAATTAGACGGATAGGACGAAGAGAAGTAGCTTGGCAAAATAGCCACCGAACCATACTGAGAAGAGGGAAGCATACCCATGAAATAATCCTTAGGATAATTCACATAACGCAACTGAACCATATCCGTAACCAACGAAATACTGCCAGTTCCAGACCAATAGTCTACATTATAGGCATAAGCCTTGTGTTTTTCCCATTGAGAATTACTATAAAAATCATAGTAAATCTTCTGATAAGCAAGGAATGGAAGAGCATTGACTGTCTGAGAGGTCTGATAAACCAAAGGGTTATCAGCATCACCAAGATTATCAATGCCTAGATACTTCTTAGTAATAGCAGACTTACCTGTATTAGAACTAGCAATCATAGAACCATAACCAAGCATATCAAGCAACTTACAGGAACCGTAGACAATAGGTAATCCTGCATCGTCACGAACATTAGGTTGATCACCGGCATTAGCCTGCTGAAGAAATAAACTAATAGCACTCTGGGTAACATTAGGTACAGAAGTAAGTGCAGAAGTATTAGTAGTACTACTAGACGCACTAGTCATATAGTCCGTCATTTGAGTAAACGCCTGTGGAAGCGCACGGGAAATCAGTCGCAACGGCACAGCATAAAAATCGTAGTATTCCTTGATACGGGTATAAGCAGCCGTGTTAACAGGAACAGTACGAGTAAACCAATCAGAGGATATACGATACTTATTACCTGGAATAGCAATCTGCCAAAAACAGGGAAGAATCTCACCGACTTTAGCGGTAAACAGCTTTTTCGAACTCAAGTCGAAAGATGAGCGATGGGTATTAATTTTCGCTCGATCTAAAGGATTAAAATCACTCATAATTAATTAATTTAAAATTAAACCATACGATTAAATATATTATTAGCATCATTAAGCTTTTTGTGTTTAATCATGTCACGACAGAAAGTCGAACTACGGTACCGGAGTTGCTCAAGGAGTAGAACCGTTTCACATGAAACATTTGACAAGACATCACGCTCCTGCCCGTTCTGTGGCAACGCAAACATACAATCCGATATCTGCGGGTAAGAGGAGCGTAAGTTGAATATATCTCGTAAACTTTCATAATCCTTTTTCTTCTCATATTCTATACCTGTTTTAATGATATAATTAATACGACCGGAATAAGCAGTAATATCAGAACCGAAGTCAGGCAAATGCCAATTACGGAAGAATTTAAAGACATATAAGAACAGCCTATATAACTTATTAATATAAGATTCAATATCGACATCGCTAGAACAGTTAACAAACCTAGTAAGGCACCGAGAAGCATGTAATACAGTCTTGTCATCATCAGTGAGAATAGAATTAACCTTAAGATACTTATAATAGGCACGAACAAGGCTCAAGATTGAATCCTGTTCATAATCGACGAATCCGAATCTCGCAATTCTTTTTGGCGTTCGATGAACAGCGAGAAGAATTCGAGCAATCGCAGAACTATCATCATTGCAAGCAGACGAGAATCGGGGGAGTAAGGAACGGATATACGACAAGGGTGGAGTTGACCGAACACTGACGCCATTAAAGTTGTAGACTCTTCCATTAACGACAGAGTCGATTTTTTGCTCAATTTGCGCATAAGGGTCTTCACCTTCCACGTAGTCGCAGCCTTTTTCAAAAAATCCAACAGATGCTCGCGCCCTGGGTCTAAACGAGCGGCATGAGCGATATAACAAGGGAGCAGCGCACAGGCTGTTAACGTAACTCGCAACGTACGAGCCAGATCCACCAGTGGAACGTTGGAAATCTGAACGACCGAGTTTCCAGCTCTTATCGTGACAGTATCGTAGAACCTCGGAGACTTTGTCCGAGTTTGTGAATAGTAAGAGATGATAATGCGGACGGAAATGCACAGGTCCATATTCTCCCACAGCGTAGAAATGTAACGTTTCATAAGAACCTAATTTTTGAAACAAATGTTTACGTAAACGTTTAATATAATTCTGAATATCAACATAATTCAGAAAGGGAATAAGGTTACCAAGACCGTATTGTCCAGCAACAGGATATAACGCTTTCTCAACGGATCGCGACTTATAGATAAAACTACGAATAGCATCCATACTAAGGAACCAATTATCCCTAACAGGTACATATTCCTTAATTTCACGGTCATACGGCACAGTGCCTTGAACCTGTTCGAAGAATATATGACGCAACGCGGAGTTATCATCACATTTATATTCAGAAACAGGAATATATTGATGATATTCATTACCAAAATGAATATCTCCCGAAATGCCTATGACATCCTCATAATCACTATGTAAAACCTTACAAGACATAAGAGGAACGTGGTCATTATCATAAGTAAGTGTAACAAAATAAGAATACTTAAAAGCACTTCCAGCGGTCTTCACGCGCATAGACGCTTTTTTAGCTTTCTTATGGATGCAATAATCACATTGACCACAATCTACAGCAATGCGTGCACCAGTATACTTATTCGTGATAAACGAACGATGCTGACAATGATCAACAGCCTTAAACAAATCAGGAGAAAACTTCATATAACCAAAAGCCTGAATAGGCAATAAATAAATAAATAAACAATAAATCAATCAAACACCGATAGCACTAAGAATATAGCCTAACGCAGCAGAAACAGCTCCAATTACAATTTTCCAAATACTATCACTTTTCATTGCTTTGAGTTTTGAGTTCAACAAAATCATTTTCTTCCTTAATCGAATCCACAATAACAATAAGACCCAACGAAGAAACT